AATTTCTCCGCCTTCGCCAACAACTGCTGCTGTGTATTCTCCTGAAAATACAGAGTCGATAACATACACTTGTTCTTCTTCGTTGCCTGCTGTTCTTGTAACTGAATTGTTTAGAATAATTGTTCTAGCGACGTTCTTCAAATGATTTAATGCTGCAAATCTATATACTGTATCACCTGATAAAGCAGTATTAGCTTCATTTGGTCTAACAGTAGTTGAACGTAATTCGTCACCTAACAATGAAGTTTTTGCTGGAATAATAAGTGGAAGAATTTCTGTATAATCACCAGTGCTTAATTTAACTGTAGTAGTTCCAGTGTATTCATCATTTGCACGTTCTAGTGCATATCTAATAGTTTTTAAAGGTTTAAATGGATCAATACCTGCATTTGGATTGTCTCTATCGTCAACACCGTTATAAGGATCTACATAGAAAAATCTAGACGATAAACCAAATTTATCATATCCAAGTGTTTGTTCTGATTGTACTGTTAATAATTCGTCTTGGTTACCAATTGGCACGTTTGCTGCACCAAGTGTACTTTGGTCACCGGCTAATGTTCTTGTTAAACCATAAGTTAACAAGTCTCCAGGGTTGATCATACCAATTTGATCATCACCTAAGAGTAATACATCCCAATATACAAATCCTGACCCGTTGTCTCCAGGGAAATTTTCGGCTGTAGCTTCGTGTTCATAGTTACATGAATATGCAGTACCTCTGTAAATAATAACATCATTTACAGCATAAACTGTACCTTGTACCCAAGAACCTTTCCATGCCTGGCTTTCTACAACAACTTCCCAGTTACCTGCATCTAAATAATCTAAACTCGAACCGTCATCTGTTGAATCAAGTAACGCAATATAAAGATTGCCGCCTCGTTGCACAACATCACCTGTTTTATAATTACCAGATGCTGCCCAAGGGCCTCTTAAATTAAATCCTTTTTCAATAATAGCCCAGTAAGTACCACCATCTGGTTGATAAATTGAGTCACCTGGTGTTCTACCATAGCTATTTGCCGACGCTCTATAAACATATCCGCCGTGCTGTACAACATCACCAATTGCATAGTAAGTTGTTGAATCCCATGTTCCTTTAAGTTTATGTCCAGCGATATAAACTGTAAAGTTTGAATCTGTAATTGACGATCCAGAGACGTGTCCAATCAACACTCTCATTAAAGTGCCGCCGTATTCTACGATATCGTTGGCTTTATATTTTGTATCTGAAGCCCATTCGCCTGCATAGTGAATATTTGTGTATGCAGTACCCCATTTTACTTGATCTAATTCTAAACCTTCTGCTGTTGTAGCAGCTGATGTATGACCTGTAATACATCTATAAACAATACCATTGTATCTAACTTGATCGCCAACACCGTATCTTGTTGATGTAGCCCAATCACCTTTCCACCCTACTGCCTGAGCAATAACTGTCCAGTCAGAAAGGTTATCGTCAAAATAAGTTCCGCTAGTATGTGCAGTTCCGACAAGCCAAACGTTACCACCATAGGATACTACTTCGCCTGGGAAGTAATCGGTAGCTGTTGCCCAACTTCCTCTATAATAAACACCGTCGGTGTGCTTTTTCCATGCTGGTTGTGATACAGTGTCACCTGGTGGAACAAATGTAAAATCTGCATTGAAATTACTTGAAGTATGCTGTCTAATACAAATCCAAGAACTACCTGCGTATAATACAACATCATCTTTGTTATATGATGTAGAGGTAGCCCAGTTGCTTCTCCAGGTATACCTAATTCTGCTTATCTTAAACTCTGCCATATCTTATATCCTAACCGTTTGATGAATGTCCTGTTGGATATTCATAGTTTTGATTAATTCTTTGTACTAACATACCTTCGTTGTCTACATAATAAAGTATACTTCTTTCATCCCAACGATATTGTGTATAATACATATTTGTATAATTTTGTTCATGATCTGCTGCAATTCCGTCAAAGAAATCAACACCTGGTTCAAAATCTTCAAATGTGTCTTCTGGTGCTCCTGGAAGGTTAATATCAATAGTATCTTTGTCTTTTAAATTATCAACACGTCTTAGATATAATTCACCATCTGCATTTCTGCGAATAGCATAGAAATATCTAGGACTGTCTCCTAATCCTCTTTCAGGATCTTGACCAAAGTAATAAGGACTCGCCATTATGAAATCTCCACGTAACTGACAGTAGCATCAACACTGTCGTCTGTATCAGATGCAATTCTTAAACCGGCAGTAGCAGGCAAAACTAATCTTTCACCTTGTGTAATAACCTTAGCACTCGACCCCGGAGGAATCGGTACCTGTCTAACATAATTTCCTTGAGTAGAGTTTTCATCAACTACATAAACATCTACAAGAACTGTGTCATAATCTGACGTGTTAGCAAGGTTACAACCAATTATTGTAGCTCTAACACCTTCTGGAATCTGTACGATATCAACCGGTGTTGTTCCTACTTGTGTTACCACTGACTGTTTAAATACTGTTGGCATCTTTCTTTATCCTAACATTAATGCAAATGATGCTGCAATGTCATTTGCTGTAATTTCAGAAACAGCACCTGAAGCACCTGCTGGTGAACTCCATGCAGCGCCGTCCCAAGTTTCCAACGCCTTAGACGTTGTGTTATATCTTGTCATACCTAATACTGCATAAGCAGTAGGTCTTTCTGCATCAGTTCCTCTTGGAGGAACAAATCCGTTGTTTGTATCAATTCTAAAATAACCAGTACCTGTTTGTGCAATTTGTGTAATTGCATTATTAGAAACGTTAGTAATTGTGTTGTCAACAATTTCAAAGTTTCCTAATCTAACACCGCCTGCGCCTGCGCCGTCAATGTATAAATCTAATCCTGGTTGAGTTGTTATTTCGTTATTTCTAAATATTAAATTTCCGATATCAAGTGTCGGAACATTCAATGTGTCTGCATATAAATCGCCAACGTGTACTGTTAACCATCTTTGTGTTGCTGAGCCTAAACTGTAAGTTAAGTTTGTTTCTGGAATTAAATCAGAAGCAATACTTGCATTAAAAATAATTTCGTCTGTTAGTGCATCACCAATGGTGATGTTTCCGCCTAGTGTGATGTTTCCGTCTGCATTGATGCTTCCTGTAACATATAAGTTACCGTCAATATTGGTGCTTGAAAATACTTCTAGTGTTCCTGAAGCGTTAGGGCGGATTTCTAAATTAACATTACTGTTAATGGTTGAAATTACATTGTTATGAATTTCAATATCATCAACTTGTAATTTAGAATTGTAAACTACTGGGTCTGATCCTGAAGGTGCAAAAGATAACGTAGTATCACTTGAAATAGTGTTACCGGTAAAATGAAGATTACCAACGTCAAGTTGATTATCTACTGTTAGTGTTGTTGATCTTGTTGTTCCTGAAACGTGTAAATCAGTCGATGGCGAAGAAGTGTTTACACCTACACGAGCGTTGTTTACATCTAGGTATAATATGTCAGGGTCTGTTGCTCCATTTCTAAAGGTTAAATCCACACCATCACGTATGAGATTTGCCTTTAAGAGCGGCCCACTGATACGTCCAACTGCCATTTGCTCTCCTTTACACGGGGATCCTGTCCCTCCAACTACCTTACATTGCGAGTTGACCACAGTAATAGATCAACGCATGGACTACGTTGACAATTGTATTTATGCCAAAAGGAGAATTACCCTAACATTAGGTCATATACGACAGCTAATTGTTCCATTAATGGTTCGTTTACTTCTTCACCACCACCTGTTGAACGTCTATATCCGTCGCCAGTTTGAGACCCTACTGTGATAGTAATATCGTTGAGTGGACTAGCACCACCTACAAACACAGTTCCTGGTATTAGTAGAGTATCGCCTACGTTGTAGCCAACACCTTTAGTTGTTATTTCTATAGATAATACTCCGCTTACTAGAGTAAATCTAAAATCTGCACCTGTACCAATACCTGATGTGCTTATTTGTGATACTGGGTATTGAATCTGATCTGCAAGTCCTGATAATCCACCAGTAAATGATACATTATCAATTTCACCAGCAAATGCTTCTAAATATTGTCTATCTGTGTTCCAACGTAGATCAGCAAGTTCAGGTTTACTAGGTCTTGATGCGTCACCGCCTCCTGGTATCCTAACTGCATTTGTACCCATAAATCTAAGATAGCCTGCACCTGTACTTCCAAATTTAAGTGGAGTAGTTCCGTTTAAATTTGTAATGTCGTTTGCTTGCCATTTAGTGTCTTCAATAAATGTAATACCTGTATCTGGATTTAATTCTACAAAGTCATCAGATTGTGCTCCAAATATTTCATTTGTTACACCATTAATATATAACTGATCACTTACCAATGAAGAGTAAGGTCTATTAGTAACTACGTTTGTTAAATCTGGGGTGTGTAGTGATAGCCATTTTCTTGCTGTACTATCATTCGCTTGTTGTCCTAGCTCGTGTGTTAGATCTTTTCCAGGAAGAATATCTTGTGTTAGGTCTGGGTTGATAACAATAACATCAATTTCTTCATCTCCAAGTATAACTGTTCCTGCTGTTGTTAAATCGCCATCAATGGTGATGTTTCCTGTAACAGCAAGATCACCATAGATATTTGTATTAGCAGTAACATCAACAGTTCCTGTTCCACTAGCTTGTAAGGTAACTGAAGAATTTGAATCTAAAGTTCCTATAATGTTATCAGTAAAATATAATTCGTCCGACTCTAGTCTATCAAAGTAATATGTTCCTGTATCAGAAATATTAAGTTGATTAATATATAAAGGACCTACAATAGTAGAAATAGTTCCGTTAGATCTAATAATGATATTATCTAATTTAGAATAATCATCAACTGATACATCAGTTGAACGAATATCTGTCGAAATGTCTAAATCAAAATATGGAGCGTCATTCCTAATACCAACTTTGCCGTCGGTAACACTTAGGTATAATAGAGAGGTAGAGTCAAATGTTGTGTTAGAGAATTTAAGATCAACGTTGTCTCTTTTTAGGTTTTGCTCTAATAAGTGGCCGCCAATTCGCCCTAATTGTGCCATTTAAAACTCCTTAGTTTGCAAATCCAAAGAACATTGTTACATATTTGCTGTAAGGTATTGGACTTGTAAACTTTAAATACCATCCATCTGCATATGGTGCGCCTGGACCGGTTAAACTTCCGCTTGTGCTTTGTTCTAGTGTAAAGTTTGTTGTAGGAATTTGCATGACATTTTCTACTAAAACAATTATGTTATTAGCACTAGAAGGAATGTTTGCTAAAGGACCAAAGACTGTTTCTGTAGCATCTCCTGGTCCAAATGATTCGATGGAAATTGCTGATGCTCCTGGAGCTCTAATAGTTTCCCAAGTGCCATTAATGTAGCCTTCAAACGAATCTGTATCTGTATTAAATCTTAAATAACCATTTCCAGGATAAGTTGAATTACCATCTGCTGGTTGTCTTACCGCAGTTACGTCAGGACGCTGTGCTTGTGATCCTTTAGGAACCATTACTGCTCCATTAAAATCCATCACAGCACGACCGTGTGCGTTTACCTGAAAGGTATTATCACTAGGACTATACTTCGATGTATTCTGTGACTTTAAAAATTTCATAGTCCTTCCTTAAACTGCAAGTGAACTAATTGTAGCAGTAACTAAACTTGCTGCACTAGTTCCAATCCAAATTTCATCACCGCTATCTAAAATAATTTTTTCATCGCTGAAAAATACAGTTTCGCCTGCAGGTATTGTAAGATTACTTACAATTAAATTATCAGCTGCTGCGGTGTCACCACTTCTTACTAGATAGATATTAACAGCACAAGTATCTACTGACTCATCTGTAATATCAGGTGTTCCTGTATTACATAAAATCATAGTTGTTATAGCTGTTGTTTGCCCTGTTACAGCACCCCCAATAGGAGCTCCTGTAGTTGACGCAGTGAAAACTTTGCTTGGTACAGTTATTGAAGATCCAGTTAATTGTGTACTTGTTATCATCGTTTTCCCTTAAAAAAGCATACTAAAGAGCAATGCTCTATTCTTACTTATTAATTCTCCAGTATCTGTTGAGTTAGTAAAGAACATACCTGTTTTTCCGACAGCAGGTTCGTTGCTATAAACAATAGTACTATCTACTACATACGCTGGAGTAACTGCAATTTTTTCTAGTTCAATACCGTAGTTTACTTGTAATTTACCAGTACCTTGAGTACGAACAAAAATATTTGCGTTTGTATCGTTATTAGTAATTTCGTTTCCCGAAAACTCTAAACTTTGTATTGTAGTTCTGTTAGAATAAAATTGCGAGTTTAATACTCCGTCGACTAATACAGATACTGCACTTTCACCGAAAGAACTGTAACCAGTATTGTCAGTCAAATATGCTAAACTTCCTGACACATCTTTATCTGTAATAATAACTCTTGTGTTATCATCAATAATTTGGAAGGTCGGATTATCTCTAATTGAATCGTCTACATACTTTTTATTAGGTATGTCGTCATCATCAGTGATTTGCAATTCATAATTTAATGTTCCTAAAACTTTTACTACACCTGTACCTGTACCAATAAGTGTTAAGTCACCATCATCTGTTTCAGAATTAGTTAAAACTTTTCTAACACGAATTGCACTGTTGGCATAGTTAAATGTAGTTTCAGGTGAACCAAATGCAAAGTTAAAAGTATCATCGCTTTCGTTATAAACGATAGTTGCAGGAGTTTCGGTTCCTCTATCAATTTGAATACCTGAGTAACCTAGTGTTACTCCTGCACCTGTTTCGCCATAGTTTAAAACTATGATGTTATCGTTTACATTTAGGTTTTCTGCTGATACAGTTAGTGTGTCACCTTCAACGACAAGGTTACCTGTAACCTTTACTTCACCAATACCCGGACCTGTGTCGAATAAAATTTTATTCCCTTCACCGGTCTTGATTGTGTAATCGCCGTTAGTTTGTACGAACTGTGCCATTATTCAGTACCTATTAAGAAATTGCTGTTAATACGATGTAGTCTGCTGATGAATCGTTTTCTAGATACCAAGTATACTTGTTACCAGAAAAGTCAGTAGCAACACGCTTAGTAATTTTAGCAATGTTTACTAGATCAGCGTCAAGGTTACCTGTTGTAGAACCTTGTAACTGCATTTCACCTTGTGCAGCTGGTGTACCATTTTTCAACTTACAAGTTAGATAATTTGCAGTTGTTCCAATGTCGCCAACTCTTACTACTGTGAATGAAGTTGCTCCACGTTGTTTAATAATAACACCGTCTGTTCTATTTGATGTGCCATCGTGGAAATTAACAGTGATACCTGTATCTGAAACTGGTGATTTGATTACATCTACACCATTTACATCTTTTCTAAGTGGTCTTCCCATTTGTTTTCTCCTATGTTTAGAAGTCCGATGCGGGTTCTAGCCGCTACGAGGTTTGGTTTCCCCATAAGTCCACCACCTTGGTGGCACACTATCTGACACAAGTATTTATCTTTTGCTCAACAAAGCCATAAGTTCTACCTTACTTATAGTATTCATTAGTGCATTGATTTTGTCTATTTCGTCTTGTGCTTTTGCAATAGCGTGAGTGCTTTTTGTTTGTTTATAGCGTATTAGATGCTCCATATAGTTTTTCATATGGCCTTCTACTGCTGTTTGGATTGTTCTTACATCATGTGAGAACATAGGAAAACGCTTCTTCCACTTATCGAATTGATCTCTAAGTTTATTGAAATCTTCGTGACTTGTAATATCTTCCATAACAATATTTAACACTCTTTTTGGCAGATTGTCAAGCCATAAAAAAAGGGCGGTATAAAACCGCCCTTTTTCGTAACACTTAAAAGTGTAAATTAAGCAAAACGTAAGTTAGCTGAAGTTACAGCAACTTTGCCTAAGTAGTCAGCAGCATTACCAAGAGATGAAGCTGTGTTGTTTAATTCAACGTAGCCATATCTTGTCATGAAGCTAACAACTGGTTCGAATGTACCTGGATCAAGTACAACACCGCTTGACATTAATGGAATGTATGGGCAGTAGAACGCAGCAGCGTCAGATTCTGAAGAACCTTTGTAACCAACTAGTACATCGTCAGATGTAGCATAGCCGTTTACATACACACGCATTGCACTGTTTAAAGTACCTACAAACTTAGTGTTTGTCGGAGCTTCAAAAGTACCTTCTGTTGTTCTTGCGAACGCAGAAGTTGTAGCAGACTGAAGAAGTGTTAACACTGTTGGTGAAACCACTGCCCAGTTACCTGCGCCACGACGTGTACGTTGTGCAATCAAGTTTGCAACACGGTTGATTTGAACAGCCAATGCAGCGTGTTCGTCACCAACGAATGTAGCAGTACCTGATACAGCAGCTTGATCGTATGTCAATGCAGCAGTACCTGCTAGTGAGCTAAGAGATCCGATGATCTCCTGGTCGATCTCAGCAGTAATCTCTTGTGCAAGAGCTGCCATGATCTCAGCTTCAACGTCAATGCCCTGTTGAGCTTGAGCGTCTTGAGCTGCTTCAAAAGTCCAGCGAGCTGACAATTTACGTGTCTTCGCTTCGACTGTTTGTTTCAAGATTTGAATGCTTAGTCTTGTACCAGCTTCACCTTCTAAAGTTGCTGTAGCAGCAGCTCTGTTAGATGAAATTGTAGACCCTGCTGTAGTAGCAGAATAGCCTTCAGCAATCTTGAATGGGCTTAATGCCTCTTCACCAGCTGTTGTTCCAGTTACACCAGAACCTGTTACAGCATCAGCGTAACGAACTCTTAATGTATGGATTTGACCAACTGGTCCAGTCATTGGTTGTACACCAACTAGTTCATTAGCAATGACTGTTGGCATAACACGTCTGATCACTGGAAGGATGACGCGATTTAGGGTTGCAACGTTACCGGCGGAAGTAGCACCAGCTGTAGCGGACTCTGAAAGATACTTGCGAGTGTTCTCAAGAGTGGCAGCCATAACTGAACGCTTGTTACCTTGAAGGCCTTCTAATAATGCCTCTTTGGTTTCCGACCAGCGTGACTCTAATAGTTGTGACATTTGTATGTTCTCCTTAAACTTTAAGTCCCGCAAGTCTGCGGATATCAAAAATCTCAGCAGTTTTTTCTCCACTGCTTTCTTGTGCCTGTGCTTTATCGCCTGTAACTTCTTTGCCTTCAGTAAGCGCCTTCTTCGCTGGTACATTGCCATCCATCACGGCGCCAATGTACTTGTCAAAAGTAGCGTGTAATTTGTTAGTCTGAACAGATTCTAGTAGTTCACTCATAACTTCGCGCTTGTCTGTACTTAAAGGTGATAAAAGTTCATTCATCACTTCTTTTCTAGCTGCGCTATCTTTCATACGAGCAATCTCTGATTCACGACTTTCAACTAGTTTTTCTGCTTCTGCAATTTTTGCTTCAGCTTCTTTAACTGCATCTTCTTTCTGTTTTACAACTTTAAGAAGTTTTGCTGTCTCAGATTTTTCATTTAGATAACTAGCCGCGTATTCACTTGAAAAACTTTCAAAAATTCTGCGACCAAAATCATTTTTACGTGCTGCATCAATATCTTCTTTAAGTTGTGACATCTCAGAACGTAGTCCTTTAGAGACTGTTTCTTTGACTGCATCAGAAGCTTTTGCAATAAATTCTTTCTTGACAGATTCAAATTTTGCTTTGCTATCGCGAATTAACTTCACTTTAGTTTCAGCTAGATCTTTTTTGTCAGTGTGGAATTCGGCAATTTCTTTTGCTAATGCGTTAACTATGAAAGATTCTAATTTAGCAACGTTATTTGCTACACTCTTACGATCTTCATGTAGTTCAGCTAGTTCTTTTTTCAAGTTGTTAAGAACAAATGATTCCATTGCTTTGGAATCATCTTTCATTTTCTTAGCGTACTTGGCTCTAGCTTCAATAAGTCCTTGACGATCTTCAGCAAACTCAGATAGTTCAGCTTGAATTCTATCAGCTAACATCTTTTCTACTGCTTCTGCCATTGCAGACTTATCATGCTCATATTTTTGAGCGAACTCTTCACGTAATTGTGCAGAGACTGTGTCGCGGTTTTCTTGAATAGCAGTTTCCCAAGCGGTCTCAATCTCCGACTTGACATCTTCGGAAATCACGTTATTTTCAAATAACTGTTTTACGAAATCTAACATTTTGTGATTCTCCTTAAGATTTTAGACCTTGAATTATTTTCTTCAAGCTCTCTGCTATATATCGTTGTGCCTGTGCGTCGCCTTTTACTTCTTGTGCAACTTTATATGCCTGAAATCCACCATTTGTATTCATTAGGTGTTCATAAACTGGTGTAGGATAAGCTCCCGGAGCACTTGGTTGGGCTACAATGTCCACTGTAACAATTTCAAATCCTTGAACGTTACCGCTCGGGTCTACCTCTCCTGAACCTCTACTGCTTACACCTAATTTAACTCCTGATGTCAACATAGTTTCAATCAGTTGTCCCATAGGTGTAGGCAACATTTTAAGTTTTCCGTAGCCGTTAGGACCGTCCATCCACATTTTAGTAATCATGTGTGATACACGGTCGAGGTTTATTTTTAAATCTTGAGGATGATCAACTTCGCCTAGCACTGAATACCCCCCAGAAATCTGTTCGTTGAGCGTCTTGACAGCCCTATCAATTTCCTTAGAAGAATAAACACGTTGGTTAGCATTACGAATGTCACCCTGAATACAGATGCCACTCAAGTGTAATGACTTACCTTCGCCTTCATCACGCTCAAGTACGATTTTAGCCTGATCGAAGCTCAGATGTTCTGTTAAGCTAGTTTTCAACCTTATTATCCCCTATTATCTACGACCACGGAAAATTGAATCGGTGTTGCCAGCGCCGCTTTCTTTGTTTGCTGCACCACTTTCTTTGCTCATTTTAGTAGCGTTTTTAGAACCTGGTGTGTTTACATTACCAAAGTCATCAACTTTAGGTGCTTTTGCGCCAGTTCCACCTTTCTCTTCGCCTTTGCTTCCGAGAATGTTTGCTGCTGTACCACCCATATCATTTTTACCTGCTACTGGTGATTTTGTGTCAGCGCCTGATTCTGTGCTTTTTACACCCGCTACTTTTTCAACGTACTCACGCATTGTTGCAAGTTCGTCTACTTCTGGAGCAATTTCGTCAGCAACTGGCTCTAAAGATTCTTCTTCAGCTTCTTCATCGCCTGCTTCGCCTTCGTCGCCTTCGTCTCCACCTTTAATTTCATCAAATTTAGCTTGTAGTTCGTCAACAATAGAGTCTAGATCTTGGAATAACTCTTCTGGCTCTTTGTCGCCTTCTTCGTCATCACCTGTGATATCAGCTTCTAGATCGTCTGTTGCGTCTCCGCCCATATCCATGTCGTCAGCTGGATCTTCTTCGTCATCAGCTTCTACAGCTACTTCTTCAAATTCTTCGTCAACTTTGTCTTCGTCATCATCTTCTGATGCTTCGTCAACTTTGTCTTCTTCTGCATCGTCGTCTTTTGATGCTTCATCAACTTCTTTGTCTTCAGCATCTTCGTCTTTTGCAGCTTCGTCTACTTCCTCATCGTCAGTCATTTCTTCCTGGATAAGGTTTTCATAAATTTCTCTTGATTTTCCTACAACGTACTCATGAAAAAGCTCTTCGGCTTTTGCTTGATCGTCGTTAACTAGATGCTCAAGCATCTGTTCTAATTGTGATTTATCTGCCATTTTGTTCTCCTATAGATTGGTAAGGCTGTTTTGTTATGTATTTACATAACATTTATAAAAAGCTGGTTAAATGTGCATATTTTGAGCCGTTTGAAGATGATATATAGTCCCTCCGAAGGTATTTTCGAAGTCTTCATGCGAAATATGCCTTAAATTGGTATATTGCGGCCCTAATTTGTCAGGTATAAATCCTCCTGGTTCAATAACTCTATAAAATTTAATAGACTTAAATTCTTTTATTACCTTTTCTGTTTGCGACAACCAATTACCAAAAAACGTAGCTGAGTCTACACTTTTTTTATAATTGAATGTATTTGCATACACATTATTAAATTTTCCGTCAAGTCCTTTGTAATCGAACCCATGAATATATATCTCTTTATGCCCATTTTGTGCGGCAAACCATAGTGCAGTAGGTCCACTTGACCATCCTTTATGTGGGCTAAAAAAGTTAATTCTTGACTTTGTTTTAATGCCTTTGTTAGGGTTTGTCCATAATGTACCCTTGTGATGATAGCCTGAATCAATGATTTCATTAACCATTTTAACATCTACTGCTACTAAAAAGTTAGGATCAAATTCTCTATATTGTGCATTACATCCGTACACAATTCCGTACTCAAGTAACTTTTTCATATCGACTTTTTGTCGACTTTTACCATTACCTAGTACAAATGCGGGACGCTTATAGATTTTCTTATTCTGCTGGTTCTGCTGGGGTTGCATACATTTGCCTTATAAATTCTAGTTCAGATTGTTTTTCTGCTGTATGTGCTTCAGCAGCCATTCTGATTTCGTTTATTTGGCGAAGTGTAAGCCTGATTTTTCTAGTATCTGACGCTTTAAGAACAGACGTGTCTTTGCTGTTGTCGTATCTTTTGTCGACAGCAAAGTCATTGATTGAATCGTTGAAGTATAAAAATTCTCTTAAAAGCATACTACTATTTATTACTGCGAGACAGTTTCACTACCTGCCGCAGCTCCCTCTCCGCCTGCAGGTTCAGCAGCAGCCGCTTGATCTGGTGTTGCTTCAGCATCAGTTTGCGCTCCTGCTTCTGCTTCCATACCCGCTGGTGTAATACCAGCAGTTCTTAGCTCTCCTCCAGCATCAGCCGGTGGTTGAAGCATTAGTGAATTTTCTTCTTTCCACAGTCTTTCATTTTCTTTGATTTCTTCTTCAGTTAAACCTAAGTAACGTTTCATAGCAAAACGTTTTGATAAGTGTGGAACTTGTTGTAATGTACCAAATAGATTTGCTCTTGTAGTATCAAGCTCAGCTTGTCTGTATGCAGCAAAGTTTTGTGGTGTTTGGAATTTCAAATCAAACAGTGTAGGATCAATGTTATAACCTTGATTGCTTAACCAAAATTTAAATTCTACATCAAATGCTTCTACAATACTGCTTTGTAGTCTTTCACAATATTTGTTAAAACGAAGCTCTTGAATATATGCTGTTCCTACTTTACCGTCTGCTACTGTGTTAGGTTGTTCGTCAATTGAAGTTGGCAAATAAGAAGCCGGAATTCTCAATGCACGGAACAATTTATTAGTAAAGTATTTTAAATCTGTAATTTCACCTAGGTTAGTACCACCTGGTAATGTTTCAACTTTAGATCCACGTCCTTCTGCTGTTTGTGGAAAGAAGTAATCTTCGTTGGTTGATAGTGGATTATAACTTGCATCAATAACATTTGTGCTACCGCCTGTTTGTGACGGAATACGTCTTTGTTGGATTTCATTCTTAACTTTTTCAACAAAGCTCATTGCCATGTGTGAAGGCATATTACCAACGTCTACATAAAAAATTCTTCTTTCTGGAGCACGTTGAATACGATAGATAATAATCGCATCTTCAAGTAATTCTTTTTGTTTGTAAACTTTGAACACACTTTCTAATAGTGAATTACCAAAAGGATAATTGTTATCCAATCCTTCTGATAGTGAAATGTGCATCACGTGTTCAGCGTCTACTGTAATTTCATTTTGTGCATTATGGAAACGTGTGCCTGGTGTTTGTGCTGCTGATCCTACAAAGCCACGACCAAACCCTCCTCCAGTTGTGTATGAGCTGGTTCCACTTGGAGAAGTGTTTGACGTACCGTGTGGTGTGGTAGCAACTAGATTTTTAAAATTAAAATTAATGTCTTTTATAACATACTGCTCGGGAATCTTTCCTTCGGATTCGTTAACAATAATTTTGGAGACTTTTGCTTGATCCACATATAACAATTTCTTAGTTTCTGGATCACGAATGAAAAAACAATCGCCATATTTAAATGTGTTCCTTACTACTCTAAAAATTCTAGTTTCAAACTGTTGTTGCTTAGACCATTTTTGTAATGCGTCTTTTAATAATTTTGTTTCAACACCTGTAGGTTGTTTTCTAAATTTAAAATTAAATGGTGTTGAATTTTCTTTGTCTTTACCTGTACAAAATTCAGCAAGAATATCAAGAGCAGCATTAACTTCTGAATCCATATCCATGGTATCATACTGCATATATCTTTCAATTCTATTTGGCGCACCTGCATAAACATCGGGCAAGAAAGATGAGTAGTTAGCACGAGCAGGACCAGCGCGGCCGCCGCCACTAATTGGGCTATAACTACCACTCTTGTTATCAATGTTTACAGGTGTAAAATATTTTTTCCAGCTCATTCTTTTTCCTAATTAAACAACAAATGCGTCTTGACTTAATCCGCCAGTTACATTAATATGTTGCTGTTGTAGTTTATTATTCATTCTTGCCAAAGCTACTAATTCTTGTATGCTACTATTTAATTCTAGAATAGGATCTTTCTCTACATTTGTGGCTGCTGCCATTTGGGCTTCTTCTGTCATTGGAACACCAGTTGCCAATTCTTCTTCAGTTTTGGCAGCGTCTGGAAGCGTATTGGACGCAGTGGTTATATTACCTTGGCTGTAACCTCCTCCGCCGTTAACTTCTGCTACTTTGGTTTGGAAATCCTGTACTTCTTGTTCTGTTACTGTTCCGTCAGCAATCATTTGCTGAGAAGCCTGTTGTCTAGCAGCCATGAGCTGTTGTTGTATTTGGGCTAGTTCTTGTTTTTCATCTTCTGCTGACCAACCAACCGAAGAAAAACTATTATCTGCAATTGCCTGTTGTAGTTTCTCTGCTTTGGCTTCTAGATCTCTAATAGTATCAGGACCTGAAAGTTTTTCTCCAATTACTTCACCTACAGCATCACCAGCTTTTGAGCCGGCCCACCAACCAATTGCACCACCTATGAGACCGCCAATCGCTGTTCCAACAATTGGAACAGCAGAACCAATTGCGGCTCCTGCCATTGCGCCAGTTGCCATACCGGTTAATCCGCCGGTAGTGCTTGTTACTGCTTTTGTTTTTTCGACAGTAGCTTGATTTTGAGTTATTTCACCCGATGCTAGTTTTTCATCAGCATCACTGTATCTCGAATATCCGTCATATAAAGACATACCTACTGCTACTGGTGCTGCTGCTTTTCCGGCAACTCTTAATAGTTTTCCACCCCAAGATGATAGTTTGCCCATCATTCCAGGCTTTGCGCCTGATGGTGTCTTTTGGTTGGTCCAAGCACCGTTGCCGCCTGGTCCTCCTCTATTCGAACCTGTAAATGCGCCTAGGCCGCTTTTTGCCAAAGTTAAGGCAGTCATTAAAGCGCCTAGTGCTGTAGTTACTCCACCTATAGCAGCTATAGCTAGTCCCATTTCAGTAGCATATTCGCCTGCCTTTTGCTGCATAGGAAGTGAAAACTCTTTTGCAGCCTTCATTACTAGATCAAATGCATCATTGACTGGAGTAATATCAATCTTATTCAACTCAGATGTCATAAATGCAGCAGCTTCGTTGAATTTGTTTCTTACTGCTTCTACTGTCGCTGCATCTACAAATTCAGTGCCAGCGGTGCCTGCGGCGATATTATCTTTGATTGTTTTAAGATTAGTTTCAAGCTCGGAGTAGATTTGACCAATTGATTTTTCTCGTTCAGCAACATCATAAACACCTGTAACCAAATCATTAAATTCAGGAACAAACTTACCTAGTGTTTTAAATAGTGGACTGTCTGCAACTGCTTTGGCTTCGTTTTGATATACTTCATTAAACTTAAACACTTGATCTTTGGTAAGTGTTCCTGTTGCTGACATCTGTTGATGCAACTGTTGAGCACTCATTCCTGATTTCTGTAGGAAAGCCATAGCCTTCATACCTTCTTCAGAAGTTGCAGTACCTGTTGCTAGAATTTCTTTAAGACCTTGTTGGTGCTGTTTTGGAATGGTCTGCATCAACAGTTCTAGCTGTTTCTGACCATCAGCATCTAGGCTTCTCAACATCGTACGATATTGAGCATCTGCCATTCTTGCGTCTTGTTCTGCTTGAAGTGCTTCTTTGGTTTTACCTGTTAACTTAGATACAGCATCTAAGTTCTTTAAGTATTCGTATGTGCCTGCACGTAGTTGTGCATCTGTTTGTCCTTGTAGTCTACCACCTTTAGCAAGTAGTTGTGAGTATTTTAAGAAACCTTCGTTGATCTGCTGTGTTCCATAACCTAATCTGTTTAGATCCTCAAACGCAGAAGTCTTTCTAAATTCTTTACCAAATTCCTGTAATCGTTTAGCACCAGCATCTGTGCTGCCGCCCAAGAACATTAATGCTTCGCCGTTGCCCTTCATTATTCCTGTGAGCTCACTCATTTGTAAGCCCATAGATCCAGCAGCCTGGACAACTCCATTCATGTTGCCGCCGAAGTTAGCACCAACTTGTGCAGCTTCTTGGAATGCTGTTCTTGTTTTATCTAATGAAGCAAGTGTAGGACCAAATGCCGCAGCAACTACTTGTAGTCCTTTTCCAATACCAGGGATTTGCGCTCCGACTGTATCTAGTGCAGTTCCGGCACCGGCTAGCGAACCATCTAAACCTGCTAAGGTGCTGTTAACAGTAGAAATACGTTTAACAACATTGATAGCACCGTCGGCTAGACCACCTAATACGCCAATGGTCTTTGTAATAGCGCCTGCAAAACCGCCATTCAAATTCTTGGCAGTTTTACTAGCTGCGGAACCTAAATTAGCTACATCTGCACCAGATCTTTTGGTTGTTTTACCAAATTGTTGATTTGATTTAGTAGCAGCAATTGAAGCAGCGCCTAGACCGGTCACTGCTGCCGCAGTAGCTGGATCTATACCGCCTTGTTTCGCTGATAAAGCCGATAAAATCTTTTGCAGCGTAATTTCAGTCGCGGCATTATTAAGCAGAATCTCTTGATCGCCCAGTTGTCCTGTTACTTCAGCCATTTATTTTAAATCCCAGAAATATACGCACATAAATACTCATAGCAATTGCTTTTATAATTATTATTTATCGGAGATAAAAATGGAAGAAAATTTGGAACTACCAAAGGTTGAAATAGCTGGAAACACACAGCCTATGGCAAATACTCAGCCTAAAGCTAGTCCGCTTTCCAATTATTATAGACAGCCTAAGATTTATGTTTCATTGCCTAGCAACGGTGAATTCTATCCAGAAGGTAGTCTTGATAAAAGTGAAGATGGAAAATATGCTGTGTATTCAATGACAGCAAAAGACGAATTAATGCTAAAGACGCCAGACGCATTAATGAATGGACAATCAACTGTTGATGTTATTCAAAGTTGTATTCCTGCAATTAAAAATGCATGGAATTTACCATCACTCGATCTTGATGCTTGTCTTGTTGCTATTAGAGTAGCAACATATGGCGAAAAGATGGATATTGATACTAATTGTCCAAAATGTAACGAAGAACTACGTTTTGAAAAAGATCTAGCAGACTGGTTAGGAACAGTAGCCAACTATCGCTATCCAACAGTTATTCAACACGGTGAATTGGTTTTTCATATTGAACCACTGAGTTACAGACAAGTAACAAAAGCGGGACTAATGAAAATAGAACAAGAAAAGATCTGGAATATTGTAAACAGTACAGAACTTACTGATGAAGAAAAGTTAGATCAATTCGGAGTATCGTTTACAAAGTTAACAAAATTTACAGTAGATGGTATTGTAAAATTGGTTAGAAAAATTGATACACCACATGGATCTGAAGAGAATAGAGATGAAATTGAAAAATTTATTACTCAAGGTCCAAAAGAAATGTTTGATGCACTTAATGAAAAATTAACTTCGGTGAAAGATGATCTTGCACTGACGTTAAAAGGCGCAAAGTGTTCAAATTGTGAAAACGTATTTGACGTTGGTATCACAATGGATCAAGCGGATTTTTTCGTCGCAAGATCTTAACCAAACCTTTGCCGGAGATCTTGCAAGAAGTCAAGAAGATAGACAAACAGGCAAGGGACATGAAAAAAGACCTACTTCGTATCTGTTGGTACATGAGAGGTATGTCTTATACTGATGCTGTGATGTTGGGTCACGAAGAACGTGAACTTATCGGTGAGTTAATTAAAGATAATCTTGAAACAACTAAAAGAACCGGGCTGCCTTTCTTCTAGGCAGCTAACAATTTCTTAGCACTTTCAATTCCTTCAGGTCCTAGTTTTTTAATTTGATCAGCAATCTTTTGTAAATCTACAGCGCCAACAGCAGCACCTGCGGCAGCGGTTGCTGCATTCGATCCACCTTGCTGTGCATTATCTGGTGCGCCTACTGGATTACCTGTTGCGGCTATATTTTTTTCTGCTGATTGATCTGGGCTTCCTGATCGTGTACTAGGAACAGGTTTGCCGTCAGGTGTAGTCATGTTTGCTACCTGAGCAGGGAAATTACCACCTGGTCCATCTGGATCAACTTCTACATATTTGTCAGCATCGTATTTTCCAATACTGCCTGATGTAGTTGTTGCAGGAATTTCTTTTCCTTTTCGTGTTTTAACAACAACTTTAGTTCCTGGTTTAACTGCTGGGTTTGGATTTCCTTCTGCACCTGCTGTTGCTTTTTCAGGATCAGCAACATTGTCATCTTGATTAGCTGCTGCATCTGTTCCGGTTGCTGTGTTATCCTGTGCAGGTTCATCTGCACCTGGTACTGCGGCATCGCCGCCTGCATCACCTGCGGTAGCATCTGTTGGAGCACCTGCTGTGGTATCTGTTTTTTCAGCATCTGAGTCAGCGTCAGCATCTGGTGCGTCTACTTTAGGTGGTTCAATTTTCATTGAGTCGTATGTGCCTTTGATAACATCGTCATTAACACCTAGACTTTTAATTACATCATAAACTTCATCTGAATCTGTAGGCGATCCTGCTTTTTTCCAAGCAGACAATAGTTTTTCTGCTGTTACTTTATTTGTAAGTTGCTTGCCTGCACCTTTCAACGCACCGCCTACTGCTGCTGCACCTTTGGCTACTCCTCTGCCTAAACCCTGTAATGCACCTTTAACTCCGCCTGTGAGTTCGTCTAGTTGTTGATGTCTTACAGCATCAAATACACTTTCATACATTAATTTGTTTTCAAGCATATGATCATTTACTGTTGCAATCTTGTTGAACAACAAGTAGACCTGTCCTTCAGAAAGTTTACGTCCTGTGTAAACACGGCTTGCCATTTGAGGTTCACCTGCTTTTGCAGGTGCTTCTCCAGCACCAACGACCTTTTTATCTTGCATTGCTGCACTCATTGCAACTGCTGTTGCTGCTGCACCGATTGATTTAGCAAGGTCCTGTTTGAATGTATCAACTACTACACTAATGCCCGCTTTGGAATCAGCAGACACTCCAGTGTATTCATTCATAAACTGAAATAATTTTTCAGTGTCTTCGTCTGATAAGTTTGCTTTATCGATGGCATCCCATACTGGATGAGTTGGTTGAGTAGTGACTTCTTGTACTGCAAATACTGGATCACCATTAGCATCAACACCTTCAACTGTAACTGAACTTGTAAACGAAATTGGCGGTTCAATGCCTCCTACGCTTGTGCTAACTGTTGATTTAAATTGATCGCCTACTTTTATTTCTGCACCATCTGGTAGTGTTGTTGTTCCTAGTTCAGGAGCGTCACCTGTCCAGGCCGAAGCACTTGAAGTATTTGCTGAAATGTTTTGCCCCATAAATTGTGCATCAGCCATTCCTTTTTCCATCTGGAACATCTTTTGCAACTGGTCAGAATCAATACCTTTTGATTCTGCCCACTCTTTTACTTCTGGGGAAATATCTGGTTCTGTGTCAAAGTTAATTCCTGCTTTTTTAAGTTGATCTGCACTTACAGGTTCTGCTTTAACCGTTTCAACCGTTGAAGCATCTGTAGCACCACCGTCGGGCGTGCCTGCATCTTGATCACCGTAATCACCATCATCGCCTGGTAATTCTGTTTTGTCAACTCCAACGTCAGTTGTAGTTGTTGTGTCTCTTGCTAGATCCGAACCTTCAAGGCCAGCGTGATCTGCTAGTGCATCTCTACCGCCTAGATCATTAATTTTTGCACTTATTTCTTCAAATTCTGCTTGGAATACTTCTAGTTCTTCACCTGAAACATTTTTAAGTGCTGTTTCTAGTGCATTCTGTGTTTTAAGTAGATCTTCTGCTGCTTCAGGTGCAAGGTTTTCAATGCTCGTGGCTTTCATTCCTTCCAACGCACCTACATCAATTGACTGTCCGTCACTGGCAATAAGTGTTTGTGCAACATCTGGATCAACTAGATCACCAATCAGTTCAATACCACCACCAGCAAGAGCACCAACTGCACCTGTTGTTGCTGACTTACCAATTGCTGTAGAAAGGTCCTTGCCTTGTAGAATATCTTTTGTAGCACGACCAAGGAAACCACCTACTAAACCGCCTAGTGGTCCTGCTGCTAGTGCGGCCGCTGCTGTTAGAATTGCAACCGCAACACTTGCTTTGCCTGGATTTGCTTTTGCCCAGTCGCTGACTACTTTTACGGCACTTACTACTTTTGAATCCTTTTCGCCAATTTTTGCTTTTAATTCTTTAAACTTGGCATCCATATTTTGAACTGGACCTGCACTCTTAATTGCAGCACCTAGTTTGTCAATTTCTGCTTTAATTGCACCTGCTGTATTCTTAACAGCATCTGTGCCTTTACCTATTGCTGTTCTATTTCCGCCTGCGGCAGTTGCACCTTGTTCAACACTAGTAAATACCTGTTTGATTTGATCTGGAGATAGCATTGCTTCTAGAACAATACGTTCAACGTTGCTTACAAAAGGATCAATTACCTTTTGTTCTAGCAATAGCATATCAGGATCATTCCATCCTTCTGTAATATATCTTTTTTGTATCTGTGATAATCTCATGTTATAGCATCTTCAATAGTTGTTGTTTGTCTCTACCTGGCAGTGCTTCAAGTTGTTTTCTAAGTTCTGGTGGTAATGCTGCACCTGGTTCAGCAAATGCTCTACCTACTGCTGAGCCTGCTGCCTGAGCTGCACCTTTGAATCCACCTTGCTGTGCATTATCTGGTGCAACACCTGTGCCGTCATCAGTGCCACCACCTTCATCACGTTCAATGCCCTGTTGAACTGCTGCCATAAAAATTCTATCTAGTTGTCCGCCGGACAGTACTGCGTTGGCATCTTCAAAAATCCAAGTTGCTTCACTCCAATCAATTGATTGATTTACCACTTGTTTGTTTGCTGGTTGTGCTACTTTTTTATTTTTAGCACCTTTGATAGCAATGTTTGAATTATCTGTTGCAGTATTCTGCGCATCAGGTTGAGGTTTTTGCTGTGCTTGTGCATTACCTTGCGCATTTGGATCTGCTGCGGGTTGCTGTTGTGCTTTTGCCGCTGCTACACCTGCTTGAGCTCCTGCTACAGCACCTTTTGCAACATTGCTAACACCTTTTGCCACAGCACCTACGCCCTTAGCAACACCTTTGCCAACTGCGGCAACGCCTTTTGCCGCGCCAGCGGCTGCGGTTCCGACCGCGGCGCCCATTTTTTGACCGGTAGTAACCTTGGTCATTTCTTGTTCTGCTGCGCCTGTGGGATATCTTTCTTGTTTTAGGAAATTTATAACTACTTGTGGAGTAGGCTCTTTGCCAATTTTACCGAGATATGTGTCAAACTTCTTCTTAAGCCAGTTGGCTTCTGCACCAGCATCAAGTTTTCCCTGTGCTTTTCTACCTGTAGCACCCGGAACAAATGTTTTCATCTTAGTTCCTAGACGTGATAGCATTCCTGAAGGTGCTTCGTCTAGATTATGATTTGAAGATATCTCATTAAAACGCATTTTCAATCCTATTAATTTTTATAATGTTATTTATTTTCGTTTACTCGGAATAAGTGATCTAACGATCACTTGCGTTTTCGCTAACGCTCAACGCCTTTTTCCATCTAACAATTGCGAAGCAATTTTAGCATCATCTAGATTGTATGGTCACAATTAGCCCGTTGCCGGGCCAAAGTGTGAATTTTGAACATCATCTGAGTTCGCACAGTCACAATAGCATTAGAACTACAAGATTGTATAATTTACAATATTTTACACAAAATTCTAATATATTTTGTATATTGTACAACCTAGCGCAGGCGGTTATCCGGTACCTACTCATTCCGTCTTAGTATCTTACGTACAACGGCAGTTATGTCTTGAAATGCTATCTCCAAGCATAACCTGTGGGAATGACCCACTCTTTTAGCCTATTC